GGTCTCGGGCATAAACATGGCTTGGTTCTGGGCAACTTAACTGGTGTTATTGATTCGGATTATCAGGGTCAAATCATGGTCAGTTTGTGGAATCGTAATCAAAACCTTTCTGACTGCGTGACAATTAATCCCATGGATCGAATAGCGCAGCTTGTTATCGCGCCGGTTATCCGGCCAAAGTTTGAGATTGTTTCAGAGTTTGAGGCGGATACGGCGCGCGGAGTTGGTGGTTTTGGGTCTACGGATAAAGCTTTAATTTTAACCGATCCAGGTAAGCAAGAATTAAGCCTTACAGATTCAGTACGGTTTCTGCGTAAGGTTTCTGCGTTATTTCGATGATAAATAAATTTAGTGGTGATGGCGTGTCTGATAAAGAAGGAAAGTTGCATGTGGTTTCGTTTGACGTAACTGTTTCTGTTGATTTGGATAGAGACGCAAAAATAGTAAATAAAAAGTTATTTGGTGTAGGCGATCGCTGATAAGCACTTGAAATTATTGCAATGTTATATATAATTGATAATATATAAGTATTTGATTATGGATCAATGATAAAGCCTGATATTGCAATAGTTAACAAAAAAGTAAATGATCTGATTCCGTACATTAATAATGCACGTGTCCATAGTGATGATCAGATCAATCAAATAGCTGCAAGTATCAAGGAATTCGGATTCACAAACCCGATATTAATTGACGGCGAAAACGGAATAATCGCAGGTCATGGCCGTGTTCTTGCATCAAAAAAGCTGAATATAGATAAAGTTCCAACTATAGAGCTATCTCATTTAACCGAAACACAAAAAAAAGCCTATATCCTGGCTGACAATAAACTGGCATTGAATGCAGGTTGGGATGATGACCTGCTTTCGCTCGAATTGCTTAACCTTCGAGAACTTGACTTTGATTTAGATTTGATTGGATTTGGAGAGGATGAACTAGATCAGATTATCCAAACATCCGCAGAGCAGTGCGAAGGAAACACCGATCCAGACGAAGTTCCTGAAGTTACGGAAAAGCCAAAAACAAGGCGCGGTGATGTTTGGTTATTGGGTAATCATCGTTTGATGTGTGGTGATTGTACAAATGTCGATGATGTTACGAAATGCGTTAATGAAAGTAAAATTGATCTGGTTTTTTCTGATCCGCCTTATGGCATTGATGTTGTTAAATCTAAAACTGTTGGCGGTGGTGGAAGAACAAAGTTCAAATCCACCGGCACAATTGTTTCTGGTTGTATTGTCAATGCTAGAGAGTATTCCAAAATAATAGGCGACGAAACAACAGAGACAGCGCAAGAATTTTACAACACATGCGTTTCTATGGGGATGTCAAATATAGTTTTATGGGGTGGGAATTATTTTACGGATTTTCTTAATCCGTCAAGATGTTGGATTATATGGGACAAAGAAATGACAGGTAACTTTTCTGAAGCGGAAATGGCATGGACTTCATTTTCCAAGGGAGGGATAAAGGTTTTTAAATTTCTTTGGAACGGGTTAAGCAGGGAAGGTAATAGAAAAGATGAGCTGAAGAAACGGGCACATCCTACACAAAAGCCTGTTGGATTGTTCCAAATGATATTCGAAAGGTTTGATGGGTTCCGCACCATATTTGATGGCTTCGGAGGATCAGGATCGACAATGATAGCATGCGAAAAAACAAATCGAGTGTGCTACATGATGGAGCTTGACACTCATTACTGCGACGTGATTGTGAATCGCTGGCAGAACTTCACCGGCAAAGAAGCGATACTCGAATCAACTGGTGAAACATATAACTCTATCCAAGTATGAGCAAGAAAAACCAAAAAATAGAGTTATCTGACGAAGATTGGCAAAAGATAAACAATGCTTGCGCCATTCAATGCACTGGTGAGGAGATAGCGCACATAATGGGATTCAGTTACGACACGCTTGAAAGGCGTATAAAAGAAATTTTTAACGAGCCCGCGGCGGAGTATATAAAAAGACATGCGCAAGGCGGCAAAGCAACATTGCGCCGTCTGCAATGGAAGTCCGCAAATAACGGCAATACATCAATGCTGATTTGGTTGGGAAAGCAGTATCTTGGTCAGACAGACAAAAACGATATGAGCACTGGTGGCACTGTTTCTCCAAGATTAACCTATCGCCGCATTACAACCAATGCAACAAGCTGAAGAAGTCTTTATTGATTTGTTACCGGCACAGGATGACTTTGTCTTCTCTGATTCGCCTAATCCAGCATTTGTTGGTGGTTTGGGTAGTGGAAAGTCTCATGCGGGTATAGAACGATTACTTAGGTTAATGTTTGATGAGCCGGGTATTAATACGCTGTACGCGATGCCAACATACGATCTATTAAAACTTAGAGCGATACCGGGCGTTATTGACCGTTTATCTCAGATAGGTGTCAGGCATAGCCTGAATAAATCTGATTACTGCATCAATATAAAAGATTACGGATCGATGTACTTAAGATCGTACGACAATCCTGATCGATTCATAGCGTTTGAGGTTGCTCACTCAATTGTTGACGAGATTGATTCAGCTGATGTTCCGGTAGACAAAGCGGAATTGATCTGGCGAAGGGTAACTGAAAGGACGCGCCAGAAGTCAATAAACGGGAATACAATTGGCGCAGTGACATCACCAGATCACGGAACGCATGGTTTTGTGTATAACCGTTGGGTTAGAAACTCAACTGAACGCCAGCAGTTAATCAAGGCTAAAACCACAGACAATCCATTTCTGCCGGTTGGATATGTTGACCAGATACGTGAAAACTACGATGAAAAGCTTGCGCAGTTATACATTGACGGCGAATTCGTAAATCTCACGAGTCAGAAAGTATATCATTTCTTTGACCGATCCAAACACCATAAGACAGCACCAGGAAGCGATGAATATAACGCTATCCATATCGGTGTTGATTTCAACATAGGCGGCTGTTGCTCGAATGTGTTCTTGATTAACGGGAAAAAAGTACATGCGATTGATGAGTTTGTTTCTCATGACACATATGATTTCGTAAATAACCTGAATCGTTTTAAAGGTAAGCAAATAACCGTTTATCCAGATGCCAGCGGCGGAAGCAGGTCAACGAATGCAAGTTCAACCGATCTGGATATTATCAGACAGGCTGGTTATCGCGTTGACTGTGGTAATCAGAATCCGCCGGTTAGAGATAGGATTAACTCTTTCAATGCCGTCATATCGCACGGTAATTTCCACATTGATACGGCCAAGTGTCCTTTGCTTGCAGAGGCACTGGAGCAGCAAGGATACGACAAAAAAGGAGAGCCGGAGAAGTTTGATAAACATCCAGCGATTGATGATTGGGTTGATAACGCTGGTTATTTTATTTATAGAAAATTCCCGATAACAAGGCCGGTTTATCAATTACCAATGGGCGGTATGTTATGAAAGATAACAAACATCAACAGTACAAAGACATGGAAAGCCGCTGGCAGAAATGCCGAGATGCTTCTGCCGGTGAACATGCAGTACACAGCAAAGGCGAGCTGTATCTTCCAAAACTTACCGGAGAAAATGCTGATAAATACCGCAAACGAAAGATGATGACGCCGTTCTTTGGTGCGACATGGCGAACGATAAAAGCATTGCGCGGAATGATGTTCAGGAAGCCACCAGAAACAAATTACCCTGAATCCATGCAGGATTTGATTGATAACATCGATTACACGGGGAATAGTCTTACAAGCTTTGCGCAAAAGGTAGCGCTTGAGTCTTTGACAGTTGGCCGCGTTGGCGTTATGGTTGAATATTCACAGGTCAGCGATGACATGACCAGAGCGGATGCCCAGGCTAGGGGTGCAAGGCCATTCTTTACGATGTACACCGCTGAAAATATCCTTGATTGGGATACTGTAATCAATGACGGACATAAAAAACTGTCTATGGTTCGGTTGCGTGAAGACAGTAAGAATTTCTCGGATATTGACCTTAAAGACGGCGAAGAGATACACCGCGTTCTATCGCTTGAAGAAGTCGGCTATGTCCAGCGCGTTTATGTTGTTGGCGCTCAGAAAGAATCACAGGCGATTGATGACATAGTGCCGAGAATGAACGGCGCGCCTATGCAGTTTATTCCGTTCCAGTTTATCGGAAACGATTCGCTTGATACTGATGTCGAAATACCGCCGTTGATGGACTTGGTTGACATGAACTTTCACCATTATCGGCAATCATCGTCTTATGAGCATGGTTGTTTCATTTCCGGACTGCCGTCATTGTTCATATTTGGCAATTCAGACCCGGATAAAGTTATATATTTAGGTGGATCGACTGCTAACAGCTTCTCAGATCCACAGGCTAATGCTCAATTTGTCGAGGTTACAAGCGCGTTCGATGCGTTACTGAAAAACCTTGACCGGAAAGAGCAGCAAATGGCTGTGCTGGGCGCACGTATGCTGGAATCACAGAAATCCGGCGTTGAATCAGCTGAGGCAATCGAGCGCAGACAATCCGGCGATGAATCGATACTTGCCGATATATCTACAACGATCAGCAAAGGATTGACCAATTGCCTTAAATGGATGGCGCAATGGGAAGGCATTGATGCGACTGATATATCAATACAGCTTAACCGCGAATTCCTGCCAATGAAGATGACTGCGCAGGAAATTACTGCGTTGATGGCTGCCTATATTCAACGTGGCTTAAGTTATGATGCCCTGTATCACAATTTTAAACGAGGCGGCATGTATCAGGAAGGCAGCACGATGGAAGAAGAGCGCAGCCTGATTGACGAGAGCGGAGCGAGTGAATTTTGAGCGATAAGCAGGACTACAAGCCGAAAGTTATACACATCAATCAGATTCAGGATCGCAATCAGTACGCATTCGAGAAGCTGGAAAATGCTTTTGTCGAAGCAATCAACGAGGCATATAAAAACGGCGTACCTCATTCACTGGTGATCTATCTGCTGCATATGTACTTACAGATAGAGACAAGCCGCGTTTTTGATGATGAAGAATAATGCCTGCAATCAATGGCAAGCTGCTTGACAGGATTATCCGCTTCCAAGTCGACCTTCGGAGAATGGAGGCTGGTACTCGGAAAAAAGCGCTTGAAACGCTTCAATCCTTGCAAAAAGAGTTAGTCAAAGAGTTATCCAAACCGGATGACTTATCATCTCTTCCAAAGTACAAGATCAATGAGATTCTCAGCAACATATCGCCAATACTGATTGAGCATTACAGTCAGATCGATAGCGACGTTCAGGCGGATATTGACGGCGTAGCGAAGCTGGAAGTTAAAGAGGCAGCGAATGCGTTGAAAGAAACGGTATTCGTTAATCTCGAAGTAAACACGCCAACAAAGGCAGTAATAGACCGGTTAAGCAATCCGTTGGTTCAGGGCGGGCCAATGTCAGGCTGGTGGAACAGGCAGCGCGACACGCTTAAATTCAAGTTCGGCAATGAAGTTCGACAAGGTATCCTGCTTGGCGAAACCAATCAGCAGATTATCCAGCGCATTGTCGGAAAGGGCGACGTTCCAGGCATCATGCGGATAGCGCGTAACGATGCTGCTGCATTGGTGCATACTTCAGTTCATCAAGTGGCTAATGACGCAAGGCAGGCTGTCTATGATCAGAATGATGATGTGATCAAAAGCTATGTGTGGTTTACCGCTTTGGATTCGCACGTGTGTGTTCAGTGCGTGGGAAGATCAGGGCTGAAGTGGCGCAATAACGCGGACAGAACACCAATCAATCATTCGATACCGTTTCAGATACCGCCGATTCACTATAATGACAGGTGCGTTCTGTTGCCTGAAACATTGACCTTCGAGGAATTAGGCATTGATTCGCCAGAGATACCGGCGGGAACAAGGGCATCATCATTCGGTCAGGTCGATGCTAATATCACATTCGACCAGTACCTATCCAGACTGCCAAAAACAACACAGGATGACATGCTAGGCGTTGGCCGCGCCGAAC